GCTCGAGAGAGCCGTCCGGGCGCATGTTGATGCCATACGCCCGATTCGTTGCCTCGGCGTAATCCGCCTTCGCTCCGGCTTCCCGACGCTGGTTCTGGAGGAGCTTGACTTGCTCGGCCATCATCATGGCCTCACGAGCTGAGCTCGACATCCGCGCCGTGATCGACTCGGAATGAGACTGAGCTCCTGAACCAGCAGCTCCTCCAGGAGAGCTGGCCCCGCCCTGAGCGTAGGCCAGCATAGGGTTGAGACCGGCGGCCTTGAGGTCCGCCATACCGCGCTGATACGCGGTCGAAGACATGCGCTCTTGAAACTCCCGCTGTTTAGCCGCCTCCGCGGCAGAGAAGGCCATGGACTTCTCGGCTGCCGCCTCGTTGCGCCTATTGGCGCGGTCCTGGCCCACAGCGGAGCTCAGCGCTCCGAAGACCCCCATCCCTACGGTCAGGGGATCCATTAGAAATGATCGATGAGACCCGGCACGCCGTAGACCGGCATCGGCCGTGCACAGATCAGCTTGTTGTAGATGTCGACGATGAAGTGCGGTTCCGAAGGGACCGCGATCACGCGATCAATCGGCGGATCGTCGACGATGAAGGCCGCGCTGAGCTCCGGAGCTGCACCGAACTCCTGCGACAGATGCCAGATGTCGAGCGTACCTGCGGCACCGGAGCGGAACAGCCCGCTCAGGCTCGACGGCTTGTAGCGCAGCTCCGCATAGCGCTCCTGATAGCCGAACACGAGCTCGTCGTCCACGTCGACGCCCGTCGCGTAGATCTCCTTACGGAGGACCGCTTGCTCCCCGATGTGAGAGAGCGCCGGCCAGTAGAAGTCGTACCGCGTCGCGTACGACCAGAACCGCTCGAGACCCTGCTGATACGTCAGGTCAGCTCGAGCGGACATCAGCCCGATGATCACACCGTGCTCCGTGAAGCTCTTCACGAAGCCGTGACCCGAAGCCGAGACGGTCCCGAACGCCGCGAGGTTCCCCTGCGGGTCCGTCCCGTCCTCCGACATCTTCGGAACCGGGCTGATGTTGATGGGGGAGGAACCTCCCCCGAGGTACTCCGGGCGCTGAAGGCGCCCATCCGGAGAACGCACCCGGAAGTGCGAGAGCACGATCTCCGTATACCGCGTTCCGCCTCGAGCGTCCCGCTCGAGCAGCCTCTGAATCTGGAACGCCTGACGGAGCTCGTTGATCGTGGCCGCCGTCGCGTCTGATAGATCCGTCATGAGCTGACGGCCCGGCGTCGTCGGGGTCTGATCCATGAGGATGTCGTTAGTCGACACGAAGAACTCGGTAACCACACCGAGTCCAGGATCCACCGCACCCACGGTGCCAGGGGCTGAGCCCGTCACATACGTAGGGGCGGATGTCCCCAGAGGGAGCTGCACCGAATCGCCCTTTTGAGGCCAGGGCAGGCAGCTCGTGAAATAGTCGTGGCGCTTGCCACGACGCAGAAGAGTGTACGCGGACCCCGCATCGGGACCGTCGTCCACCGGGACCGTCACCGAGTCCTGCAGGTTCTGATCCCGGAACCACTCGTTCCAGATCAGGTTGTAGGCCCGCATGGGCATCGTCTGCCAGCGGATCCCCGCGGCACCGATCGGAATGCCCATGTAGTCCTCGAGAGAGCCGACGGTTACGTCGCCAGTGGACTCGAGGTACGGGAGAATGTAGTCCGTGCTATCGCCCGGATCCGTCTGCTCGCCCATGAAGCGCTGGAAGTTCGTCCAGACCAACCGGAGCGGCACGAAGAAGAAGAACGTCTCCAGGAAGATGTTATCCATCACCGGCTTCAGCGGCGTTGCCAGCCGACCGAAGACCGTCGACCGCATGTTGAAGGTGTCTCCCGGAAACACCATATCGACGTAGAAGGGCACCAGCCAGCCCGCATCCATCGTCAGCTTCTTACCGTGCGAACGGTTGAGCTTCGAACGCGGGATATCCGCTGACGGGACCTCGCTGAAACGGTTCTTGCCCATCACTGAGGGCATCTTGCCGGCCATCAGGCCTCCAGACGGGCCGCGCCGCTACCGCGCGCCCGATACTCGAGGCCATTGCCGAGCGCGACAGGCGTCATCGGCAGGAGCTCGCCCTTCGACTGGTCATACTCACCGACCACGAAGAGCGTGTAATGCTCGGGATGCCTACCGCAGGGGTGCTCCGCATCGGCCACCAGATCCGAGAACATCCGGATCCCCTCGCCACGTGCCGTGACGAAGAACGGCCGCAGGTACACCTCCGCGGCCGCATCAAAAAGCGTCATGACTAGCAGCTTCATTCTGCACTCCGTGAATAAAGGTTAAGCTTCGCTTCAGCGCACACTGCACGCACTGACAGCCTATCGGCCGTCTCGTGCTCATAACTACGGGCCTTGCTCCTTTCCCGTCGCACGGCCTCCGACGCATCCGCGTCAACACTCTTGAGATATGCATCATAGTACCGTGGGGGCTTCGCGGCATATCCGCGGACGATCACCTCGTCCGAAGGATACACCTCTGAGTGAAACTTCTCAATCCAACGCGCGCCGATTCCTGGGCGGCGACTCATGTTGGCGAACTCCGGACGAACCGACACGATCTCGCCCGTCCTCGGGTCCACCCGCTCGTACTCCGTCTTCGCCTGGGACCCGGTAACCTTCTTGACGCAGTACCGCGCAACATACGCGGCACTCTCGAAGGTGATCGTACCCACCTGCACGGAGCCACCCTTCCAGATGGCAGCTAGCTCCGGGCTTGTCCATGCCTCCGCTCCTGACTTGGTGGTACCACACCGGACCTTGTCCGGAAAATCTATGCCGAACAGCAGAGCATGGTAATGAGGGCGCTTACGCTCCTCGCCATACTCGCCGCAATAGAAATAACGGAAGCGCGACCGCTTCCGGAGACGCTTCAAGAAGAGCGTCATATCCTCCAGGCTCAGCGAGCCATGATCGGGAAGATGGTCATCGTCGTACGTCAACGTGACCATACAGGAGTCCTCATGCATTTGCTTCTCATGCATGCACCGGACTCCCCACTGTCGGCTCCGCTCGAGCCGACAACCGATGCAGCGCCCGCAGGGCAGTCGCATCGGAATACCCATCGACTTATGTCGAGAGAAAACGAAACCCCCCCCAGGCTCTCGATAGCCCTGGAGGGGGAAGTAACACGGCACGGTGCTACAGCCGGATCCCGCCCCGCATGGGGTTGGTCCGGTAGGAGTTCTTCGGGTGAACCCTCATCGCACCGTTCCTGAACGATCGCCGGCTACCGCGCCGGCTCATCTTGGATCGTCGCATCCGCTCCTCCAAAAGCAGGCTGTTCATAGGGGGGCATCGGTGCCGAAACGCTCCAGCCCCTCGGCTGCATAATAGGTCTTACAGACCTCAGAATCAAACAACGAAGCCACCCTCGCTCGCAAACCCCGTCAGCTGCGTTGCGCGCACGCGCGCTTCCCACGCGCGCGCGGTTCGCAGCAACCCGGGTAGGCTCGCATCGGAAGCCGTAGCGGCCGCGGAACGCGCGGCCGCGGGGCGCACCGGCCTCGACCGGTCGCCTGGGGGAACGCCTGTTACACAGTCGTACACCAAATCGGAGCTCCTCAAGGAGCCGAATACTTGGACACAGCCTGCAAAAAGGCCCCGAGGGGACAACCCCCCGGGGCCATAGACTGACACTGTGGTGTCAGTCAGCACACTTACAACGAGAGCGAGAAGTGTGCCAGAGCCGGCTACGCCAGCCCCTCCGCCTCTGGCGGAGCCTCCGAAACGGCCGCTGCCGCGGCCTCAGACGCCTTACGCGTCTCCCGAGCCCTACGGCTCGGATAGAACTCGTCCGCGAGCTTCTCGAGCCTGTCCGCGGCCCCTGGGTCCTGGAGCGCCTCGAGATACTCTGCGACATCGTTGGAAAACGCCGCCCGCAGCTTCGCGGGCAGCTTCGAGAAGAACTCTTCGGCGGCGCGAGCGTTCTCGATCGCCGTACGGTAGTCACCTACCTGGCTCACGTCTGAGAACTGCGGCACGCCTCGAGCGAGATGAGAAACCGCACCCGACTTACGGTAGCGGTCAACGATCAGGTTGATGTCGCACTCGTCCCTCATGCTTTGTTTTGCCATGCTTGGCTTTATGAATGTAATTGACGTGCGTTTTCTTTGAAAACGGTGCCTGACATTCACTGTCGCTGTTTCGTTTAATTCGTTTTTGCTCTGTTTCATGTTTTAGTCTCCTGTTTTGTGACTTGTTCAATTTACATTTTTTGACTGACGCGCGTTGCTTGTCTGCCCAACATCGAGCGCCAGTATAGAACACTGGCGCCCGCTGTTCGGGCTATTTTTTCTTTGTACTTCTGATGTTACGTACTTCTCCTCCTGGTCCCATATTTATTGTTTCTGTTGTTCCTGCTGGTGATTTTTTAAGAACACTTTTTG